TCCAGTCACCTTATCACTTGCCAATGTTTATATGGTTATTTATAACAGGACATAGTAGGATATGATTCTATACTGTATGGTAAGACATCATAAGACATTGTACTGTGTCACCTTGGCACATAGACCTTTAGTAAGTATCAAAATTTACCCGTGTCATAATGACCCACCGTCCGTTAAATTTTCGGCGAAACGTGGCGGGGAGGGTACCCCAAAGAATTAGGTAAAAAATTTTTAGGAATTATTTTTTAAATTAGGACAATTGGGTATAGTTAAATACTCTAAATTTTGTAAAGGAATCATATGGGACTAATATCAAAAAAATTAAATAGAACAGTCCAGGATGAGTTAAATAAACGGCGTTCTGAGTATGCTGCACAAACCGGAAGTTGGTTCTTTCCAGGAGAACGAGCCGTAGGATTAAAAAAGCAGTGGAAAGAGAAAATTAGAAAGGTTACGAAGGATTACTAAATTTATGGCTAGACCTAAACTTGGTACCGGTGCAAGATTTAAACAATTGGTAGGGAAGTTAAAGAAGAAAGGTGCTACAAATCCTTCTGCTTTAGCTGCCTGGATCGGCAGACGCAAGTACGGAGCAAAGAAGTTCGGTAAATTATCGGCAGGGGGAAGGAAATAGAGGACACTAAACTCTATATAACTATGCCCTTACCAAGAACTACTGATGTGGGAACACTTATTGACTTCTTAAAGCGTGACAAGCCAAATTGGAAGCCTTCACAACGATTGGCTGTTGCTTTAGAAACGGCGCGTAGGGCTGGCGCGAATATCAAAAAGCCTAAAACTAAAAGGAGAAAGAAAATATGAAAAGAACTATTGCTTTAATTTTAGCTTTGGGTCTTATGTGTGCGCCTATGGCTATTGCAGGAAGTGACGAGACTTCAATTAATCCCAAGGGGATGAGTCAAGGAACCTTGGTCACTGTGCTTTACAATCTTATTGCAGCGGTCAATGAGTTGACTTCTTCATCTGCCGGCGTCAATAAGAACAGAGCTATTCTGAATAACTGGAATGTCATGCTGCTTGAACTTGCTGCTGACATTGACTCTATGAAAGTTACTTTGACGAATTGGCAAACTGAAATCTTAGCTTCAACCAATATTGAGACTCTTGTGCTTACACCTACTATGCCTGCTGCTTTGAGTGCCGGTACCACGGTTAATGTGAGTGCAATCACGATTACTGATTCAACCTTAGGGTCTGGAACATCGGCTGATCCTAGCGTTTCTTTATAAAGTTATTCTGAGTGTGCCTTCTTGACACACTCTACAAATGGTAGTGAGCCTGGCTTCGCACCCAGGTCAAAGCGGCCAAGACGTTGGCGGCATCGGGGATGCAAACTCCGCACTACCAAGCCTCACCAGGAGGGGCTATGGAGAATGAAAAAGATAACATACAGGAAGTTTGGGATGATGAGAAAGTCAACCTTAAAAAGTTGATTGAAACATCACAGCTTCAGAAGAGGCCGGTAGGCAGGCCGCCAGGAAAGTCAGTTCGTAAGTACCACAAAGACCTGACACTGAATGCTTCTGATGAACGGATATTGACATTCCTTTGCGCGGGAATGAATAAAAATTTTGTTGCTGAACTTGAAGGAATATCACGAAACGATTTATACCGGCTACTTGACTCTAACAGACTGAGTAAAATAAAAGGAAATGCTGAGCATAGACTCAACGCTCTGTTAGAGTTAGTAGTCATGGTTATCCATAAGGCTCTTTTAAATGGTGATGTGCAGACGGCATTGACAATCGCTAAAGGTCTTGGAATCTTGAAGCAGAACAAAGACAACGAGAGTGCTAAGAAGTACAAGACAACCTTGGAACGAATACTGGAACATGATGGTAAAGAAACACAGCGAATCATAAAGGAAGAAAGTGAGCCATCTGATGAAGAATCTAGTGCTTAAGGATCAGCCATGGGGTAGATGCACTGGATGTAGATGGAATGATGCTCCTAGTGATTTTCATTGCCACACACAGATTCAACATCTTTCTAACCCTATCTGTATATTGAAAAATTGTATGATCTTATTGGGGAATATCTACGATCATAATAGAAGCGTACACGGTGATCCTGATGAAGAGTGATCTTTTTCTGAGTGAGGAAGAGCAACAGTTAGAGACACTGAAGTGCATGAAAGACCCGATTCATTTTCTTACTACTTACGGCCATCTCATTGCAAAGAATGAAGAAGGTAAACAGGTGGGATGCCTTTCATTCAAACTTTTTGATTATCAAGAAGAAGTTTTAAATTTTTATTTAGTTGAGCGAGAAACCATTATTCTTAAGGCCAGGCAACTTGGGATTTCCTGGGTTACTGCCGGTTACGCTCTGTGGATGGGGATGTTTCATAAGTTTCAACGTATCTTGATTATTTCAATCAATGATACTGAGGCACAAGTTTTTCTTGAGAAAGTAAAATTTATTTTTGACAATTTACCTGATTGGCTGAAGCCACAGGTTTACAAACGTAACGAATCATTACTCTGGTTTGGAGTAAGGTTCAGTTATGATTCTGATGAAGTAGGCGGTATCAACTCTAAGATTGAGTCAATCCCCACTTCTAAAACGGCTGGATCAAGCCGTTCGCTTAATTTATTAATTATTGATGAGTGTGCCAAGGTCGAGTTCATGGACACGATTTACCGGTCGGCACAGCCAGCCCTTTCAACCGTGGGTGGTCAAACCATTTTAGTTTCAACCATGACGGTAGAAACAACGGCTGCTTTTTTTGAAGAGATGTGGTTCGGAGCAAAGTCTGGTGAGAGCAGTTTCAAGACTAAGTTTCTTTCTTATCTTCGGTATCCAGGTCACGACAAGGAATGGAGGTCTGACCAGATAAGAAAGTTACCGGCTTCACAGAGGGCACTGGCGAAACAAGAGTATCCTGAAACGGCAGATGAGGCTTTCCAGGCTGTCGGAGGCAAGTACTACGATACGGAACTTCTGGAACGGGAGTACAAGCCAAAACTGCATCCTCCAAAATGGATCGGGTACCTGGTTCAAGACCAGAATAACCGGATTGAGTTTCGTGATGATGAGGCCGGTACCATTAAGATTTGGGACAAGCCAGAATTTCTTGAGGATTACGTTGTGGGTGGCGATATTGCTGAGGGTGTTGACCAGGACTATACGGTATTTGCGGTGGTTCGGAAACGTGATCATAAACTATGCGCGTTGTTTCGTTCAAATTCGACAGACTCAGAGTATTGTGCTCACATTGCAGCAAGACTTGCTACCTGGTATAACAATGCAATTGCAGCCCTAGAGTGCAATAACACTCATGGAGGCATTGTCAATATCGTTTTAAAAAGCATTTACTACAATGTTTATTATCACGGCGTAGTTGATCGAGATAGCGGGACTCAAACAAAACGATGGGGTTGGCAAACATCGGAACAAAATCGTACTTGGATTCTGGATTGGTTTGGAAAACTTTTGGATGGGCAAACCGCACAGTTCCAAGATAAAGATTTTTATGACGAACTTTATCATTTTGTCGTGAATCCTAAAAATGGACGCGGAGAACATAAAAAAGGAAAACACGACGATATTATTTTTGCAATGGCAATCGCATGTTGGGTTACAAAAGAGCAACCGTGGTATGATAAAAGGAAACTTATGAAGCAAAAATCAGAACAGACAAGGATACGTCCTTCTAATGGCTATTAATCCTATCGAAAAAGAAAAGAAAGAGGATCAGGAACTTCTTGAAAAGTACCAGGAAGTTTGGGATTTGAAGTTAAAAAAAGAAACACAGGACTATTTACTTAGTACAGTGTCCAAATTTGTTGATAACTATGAGAAGGACTCTGAGGATTTTAGAAAAGACCTCTATAAGTGGGATGACCAATATGAAGGTATCCTTCCTGATAAAGTTTATCCGTATAAAGGTTGTGCCAACTATCATGACCCAATTACGGAGATGAATGTTAATGCCATTTATGCCAGGGCGATTCGCAGGTTTCGTGATTTTAATTATCTAAGAGTCAAGCAATATCGCTCCAATAAGGATAGAGCACTGGCAACACAGAAATATCTTCGTTATGTCTTTGCCACAAAACTCAATTATGTTGATCTTCTGATGTCAACGATGCGGGATGATATTAAATATGGTACCGGAATTTATATTACTACCTGGCATATTGAAGAATGTGTAAAAAAGGTTGTTGAGCCTGTCATTAAACAGGAAAAAGTCAGTGAGAACATTGACGGAACGCCAATTTATATTGAAAAGACCACGTATACCATTAAGGAATACCGACAATTTAAGTATCAACCTAAGATTGAATGGGTAAGTTTACTGGACTATGGCCGGTCAGATGACACCAACACCCTGGAAGAGCCGACTTGGGAATACAGGCGTATCTGGAAATCCGCTATCAAGTTTCAACTGGCGGCCAAAGATGAGGGATATGATGAGGATACCGTCCAAGACATCCTTTCCAATGGACTTAAAGAAATGTCGGCCAAACGGGTTGAGGAACTGAATGAACGTGAGATTATTGAGTGGTGGGGTTGGATTAATCTTACGGATGATGCTTCAGAATATCCTGAACGAATTGTTTTTACCTATGATCGTAAAGCAAAGAAGTTTTTAAAGTGCCAAAGGTTTCCGTATCTTTTTGATACATCAAATTTTTCATCTGTACGCTTGGAACGTAGGTCACATGATTGGAAAGGGCGCGGTATCTGCCAGAAACTTGAACATGTAAACCAGGAATCTGACAAACTGCATGACCTTTATATTGATAGTGCTGCTTTAGTGGCCTGTAAAAGTTTTAAAAAGAAAAGAGGGTCAGACACGGACTTTCTTCTTGAACCTTTTTATCCAGGTGTGGTTTGGAATGTTCAGAATATGGAGGACATTCAAGTCATGGAACTTGGCGAGACTCCTGTATCGCCGCTTAAGGAACTTGAACTTCTTGATAATAAGGCTGCTAGACAGACTGGAATCGGGGCTTACCAGATGGGACAAGAATCTGGACAAATTAGTCAACCTACGGCATCCGGTCAGTTGGCAATTATTCAAGAAGGTAATGTCGTACTTGACGAATTAGCCAAAGAATTTATGCAATTGACTATTCGAATTGCCAAACAAGTTCTCTCAATGATTCATCAGTTTCGGCCTGAAGGTGATTTGATGATGATCATTGACGAACAGGAAATGAAAGACTTGATTGATCCCTACGAAGTTAGTGTGGATGAACTTATTGATGATCCTGAATTGATTATCGTTGATAAATCGGTTTTAGAGGAACAAGAGTATAAGAATCAGGCCGTGGAACAGTATAACCTGGTTCGTAGTGATCCGATGTTGACCAATGTTCCACGTATTTATTTGGGTGTTGTACGAAACCTAATGACTGCTTTTAAAACAATGGACGCTGATTTATTGGTTCCAACAGAAGAAGAGTATGCTGAAGTTCAGAAGATGTTGGCTGATCAAAGTGCGGCAATGCAGGCACAGTTGGAGATGCAAAAATTACAGGTAACTTCACAACGAGATCAGATGCAGGCGCAGTTGCAACAACAAAAGTTGCAGCAACAGGCACAGCAACAGCAACAGCAAACTGCTGCGACTCAGCAAAATGCTGGTGCCGCTAATGAAGTTGCTCTTGAGAAACAGGCTAGAGAGCAAGATTTTAAGATGGTTCAACAGGTGTTGGGTGCAGGTGGGGCACCTGAAGCAACTCCACCGCCTACGGCTTAAGGTTACTCAGTAGACATTACCAGGATTCCTGGCGTTTGCGGGTTAAAGGCTAAGCCATTATAGGAGATCAAATGTTCAAGTTTTTTAAATTATTTTTTGATGACGTTAAACCGGTTACTTCTAATTGGGATGCTGTGCATGATTTTAAGGCAGACCAAATAAATCCTGATGGATCATTTAAAGAGTTGGAACCGAGGAAAGATGAATCTGACAAGACGGATGATAAAGAAGATACTAAACCAGATACCGAAGAGTCTGCTGAGGAAAGTACTGAAACGGATAAGGAAGAGGGTACTGAGGAAACTGCAACTACAGAGGATGAAGGTGAAGATGAAGCCCTAATTGCACAGTCAGAGGATGAGGGTACATCTACTGATGATACGACTAATGCAAGTGAGTCTGAAAAAGAGACCGGAGTTGTAAAAGCCCTAAAAGATACTCAGAGGGCGTACCATGAAGGTCAGGCCAAGATTAAAGAGCTTCAAGGTCGTTTAGAAAAACTTGAAAAGAAACCTGACGAAAAATCTGATGAACTAACTTTAGCAAATATTGATCCTCAAGTTTTACAAAATGCAATGGCTAAAGACCCTGTGAATACGACACGTTGGATTGCCGATCAGCAGGCTAAATTTACCTTTAAACAGCAGCAGGACGCTGCACAAAAAATTATTGAGGCAGATGAGCAGCATAAACGAGTTGAAACTTCTGAGAAGGCTGCTCTGAAACAATTTCCTATTTTGAACAAGATTTTGGGATTAACGGATGCGGATTTAACTACTTTTAAAACATCCAATCCCGCGCAGTATGAATTTGCAATCAAGACAATGCAGTATCAAGAAATTTTTGAAAAGCGTGGTGATGAGGAAGCACTTTATAATGCGGCCTCCCGCGCCTATGCTGAACTGTCACCAAAAGCCTTAGAAAAAATCAAAGCAGACATCACCAAGGCAACAGTAAAAGCACAACAGGATAAACAGAATACGGTTAGACAAGCAGGAGTGAGTTCGGGTCAAGCAACCAATACCAATAAGCCGTTGAAAAAACCATCCGAAGCTGAATTTGTAAAACTAAATCCGCAAGATCAATCAGACGCCATGTTTGCGGATTTTACGAAACGATTGGCGAATTTAAATAAGAGATAAAGAGGAAACAATATGTTTAAATTTCTAAAGTTGTATTTTACATCCCCTACTAGCCTCAATAACATGACGGCTACTGATCTGGATAAGTTGATTCCAGAACTATGGGAAACCAAACTGCGTTATGATGCTGAGTTAGAGGCTTTTTGGTCAAAGTTTGAAGGTTCTGAAGGTTCAAATTCACCGATTATTCGCAGGAATGATTTTCAGAATAAAGCCGGTGATGTGGTTCACATTAATGTGACCACGGCCTTGAAGGGTGCTGGAACTTCCGGTGCTACGGAATTGCGTGGTAAGGAAGATAAATTGAAATTCAGCCAGTTTGATCTAAAGAGTGACTGGCTTCGTCATGCTGTGGCTTGGGATAAGCGCGGTGATGCACGTTCTTTGTTTTCTGCTATTACAGGGGCGCAGATTCAACTTTCCAAGTGGATTGCTCGGTATCAAGATGATGATATGTTTGCTCAACTTCTTGGCCTTGCAGCTCAACGGCGTATGGCTCTGGCTGAAACAGCTACGATCCGAGTGCTTTATCCGAACGCTATTACCTCGGTGGCGAATCTCACTAATGCTGATACCATTGGTGCGGCTGAGCTTCAAAAAGTGAAACTGTCTTTGCAGCATAATGGTTCGGTTCCGATTAGTACCATCATGGATGGCAAACAGTTGGTAAATTTTTATGCTATGGTAGTGGATGATATTGCTGCGGAGCATTACCTGTCTAACGATGCAACTTGGAATCAAGTGCAGCGTGATGCGGGACTTCGCGGTGATTCAAATCGTCTCTTTACCGGTGCCTACGGTCAATATCGCGGCATGGTTGTTTATGTCTATGGTGGAGATCAAACCGGTCGTGGTAATTTCCTTCGTCCTGAACTGAAGGTTTATGCTCAATCAGTGGCAAATGCTATCGTGACATTTGGTGCGGCCAGTGAACGTAATGCGGCTCTTCAATATTTTGTTGATGGAGCTGTGAAGTACATTCAGACGGCTGCCGCAACGGGTGTTGCTACTGCTATTACGATGGATAACGGTGATTTTAGTACGAAGATGGATGAAACCGATATTGCCAATATGTATAAATTACCTACGCATACCCACGGTCAGTATGAAGTTGGTGACGTGATTACGGCGGAGAATTATCATGCTTGTGCAATCGGTTTTGGAAAAGAAGTTGCTGCCCGTGTTTGGGGTCAGTATCCTCAAAAAGTTACTCAGACTGACGATTATGGATTTGTGCAAGGTTTGGGTTTTGAGGCTGTCTTTGGTCAAAAGTGCATTCAGGACTATGCTCTTAATGCTCCTAACCATGTTGTGTTGAAGCATTATTGCAAAGCTCCTTTCGTCATTTAGTAGAATTGAAGTATAGGGGCAATAACTGGTCATTGTTGCTCTTTATGCGGAGAGGGTGCAGCGGGGTGCCGACCACATCCCCTGCATTCCTAATGAAGTTACAATCCAAGGAAGGGGACAGAAAATCCCCTTCCTTTATTAAAAATTCTTGGAGGTTATCGTGCAAAATAGTGTTTATGTGGTAAATGATCTATCCGAGTATTTTAAGGTTACCTATAATGGTAAGTCTTATATCTTTCTTGCCGATAAACCTGTCAAGATTGATTATGAGGATGACCCGCGTTTCGTGTCATACCTATTGCAATTTACGCAGTTACGATTAGCTACGGTCAATGAAATCCAAAAAGCAGGACTAATTCCTGCACAAATTAGAGAGGAACAGAACAATGAAAAAATTAATAAGCCTTCTACTCCTAATCGCAGTAAGTAGTCTGCCGCTATTTGCGAGTAGTGAAGATTTAAGCAAAGGTGGTGTTGCCAGCGTCAATGCAACACAGTCCTTAATTGACCTTAATGGAGAACATTTAATTATCGTCAATGATGGGAACAGTAAAATTTATTTTCAAATCAACGGCGGGGGAGTTCTTACGACAGTTACAACTGCTGATATGTTCGTTGCAGGAAATGAAGCAGTTGCTTTTGATTCTACACCACCGGCTACTTTTCGTTATCTGAACGTGAAATGCAACACGGCAGAGACATCGACACTTCGATACTTTTCTTGGTAAGGGGAAAATATGAAAAAATATCTAGTAAGTTTAGTTCTGGCAAGTTTGGTGTTCCTCCCACTTGCTCAAGCATCATATTTTCAAAAACCAGCAGGTGTGACTGCGGAGATTGATCCTGTATTCTCCGCATCACCGGCATCAAACTCAACATTGATTTCACATTGGAACACAGCATATGCCTATGGAAACCATGCGACAATGGGGTATCTTACAGTTGAGGTTGATCCTGTTTTTGCTGCATCCAATGCTGCAGCAATTATGGGAACGAATATTTCAGATTGGAATACCGCTTATGCTTTTGGAAACCACGCCGCAGTAGGTTATCTTACTACGGAGAGTGATCCGGTTTATTCTGCATCTAACGCAGCAACGATTACAGCTGGAAATATTACACAATGGAATACTGCCTATGCTTATGGTAATCACGCCAGTGTGGGCTATCTAACTGTGGAATCTGATCCTATCTACTCTGCTTCTAACGCTGCAACTATTATGGCAAGTAATATAGATAATTGGAACCAGGCTTACGCATTTGGTAATCATGCAAGTGTCGGATATTTAACGGCAGAGGTTGATGGTAGTGTAACCAATGAGTTGCAAAACTTATTTGGAGTCATTACTTCAAGTAATGGTAATGTTAGTGCTTCAAGTACCAATTCTACATTATTAGTTACTGGTTCTGGTATTGTGTCTACAAGTATTGTGGGAAACAATCTAATTATTGAAGGCACAATCGGTGGTAATGCTACCAGTTTTTTTGGAGTAATCAATACAGACTCCACATCAGTTGTTGCACCTGTGGTCAATTCAACCGTAGTTTTCGAAGGACGTGGAATTACATCAGTGTACGCTGATGGAAACTATTCAGATAGAGTAGTTTTTGAGTCCATAGAAACTGACCCAGTGTATTCCGGTGATCCAGCTTTCGGGATTACGGCCAACGATATAGTAAATTGGAATATTGCATATGCGTTTGGAAACCACGCTGCCCAAAGTTACGCTTATACAACAGGTAATACTTTTAGTGGCGTCCATGATTTTGGTGGAGCTACTTCAGTTGAGGTTCCAAATGGAGCAAATCCAACTGTTGATGCTTTTGGAGAAGTTGCCATTGACTCTACGGTCAATCAATTTCTTTTTTATGGTAATACCACATACGTCCTTTCACCAGAACGAAGTCTTTCTGTGACGATACCATCTTTAGCAAACACAGATGATAACTTTTTATTTTGGGTTGCACCTACCAATATTACCGTTACTAAAGTTGGTTGTAAATATTGCGGAGCAGGCATTAATGCAGCCACCATTGCACTTGAAGATGACGCTGGAAATGCTATGACGCATGGAACAGTGACTTGTGTGAATCAAGGTACAACGGTTACTTTTGTAGATGTCACAGCGGCTAATGCCTTAGTCTCAGGAGAGGGATTAAGATTTGATACAACCAATACGCCTAATCCTGCAACTGATAACTACACAATTGCAGTAGTCTATACGATAGGCAGACAGTAAGGAGAGTTATGCTTTTTAAAAGATTACTGTTAGTGCTTACATTGATTACTATAGGATCGTATCTTGCCTATGCTGCAAGCACAAGTTCATGCTACGACTTGGATGATACATCATTGATGATGCACATGGATGGTGCAGATAGTGCTCAGATTTTTACAGATGAGACAGGCAAAACTGTTTCCGTAACGGGTTCGGTACAAACCGATACTGCTACACCTAAATTTGGTAGTGCTGCAGCAGAAGATTTTGTAGCGAGTGAGTATCTTTCCTTGGCAGATAGTGCTGCATGGGCTATGGGAACTAGTGATTTTACAATTGAACTTTGGATGATGTTTCCTCAAGCGTTAAATGTAGGAGGATCAAACTATCTACTTTGTCAAGCTGATTCCGATCACCAATTAATCTTTGCTTTTAATCCGAGTAGTTCAACTGCTGGACTACTATATTTTGCTATTTATATTAAACCAAATGATTACTTATATAACACGTTTCCCACATCTATTAATGTCACAGTAGGTGTATGGACGCATGTTGCCATCGTTCGATCTGGAACTTCATTTATGATGTTTCACGATGGAATCTTAATTAAGACCGTGACACTATCGGCAGCTATGCCCGATGGAACTGGTATCTTGAAAATTGGAGAGTATCTAAATAATGGTTATCCAATGACAGGTCAGATTGATGAATTACGCATTACCAAAGGTGTAGCTATATGGACAGGTAATTTTACACCACCTGCCGCACCTTACACGGATTGTGATGCACCCGTTGGTGGGGCAGGTCGTAGACGTATCTCAATTTGTTCAGGAGATTAGTATGAAAAAATATCTAGTAAGTTTAGTTCTGGCAAGTTTGGTGTTCCTCCCACTTGCTCAAGCATCATCTTTTCGAAAGGCAGCAAGTAACGCAGGTGTAGAGGTTGTAAAGTCATTTTCTTTCAAAGTTGCCTATACTGGTGCTGGAACTTTCACACTACCGATCAATGGTGGTGGGGCAGGTTATGCCCATAGCTTTGACGTTGATTGGGGAGATGGTACTGCTCATAGCACAATCACGGCTTATAATGACGCAGATCGAGTTCATTCTTACGCAGGAGCAGGAACTTATACCGTTGTGCTTACGGGAACTTGTGAGTGGTTTGCTTTTAATAATACGGGCGACAAAACCAAGATAACACAACTTCTCGCTTTTTCTGGTGACATGGGATTTAAGGTTCTTAACTTTCATGGTTGTACCTCTCTAACAACTGCTGTTGCACTTGGAGCAAAAGCCTCACTTTTAAATGCAAGTGATATGTTTAGAGACTGTACTGCCTTAACTGCTATTCCAGATCATCTCTTTGACGGTTGCTCAGCAATGATAGGAAATTTAGGATTTCACGGTACATTTCGCAGTTGTTCTAAATTAACATCTATTCCAGCAGACTTGTTTAAGTATCAAACTGGACTTACCACAAATGCGTTTTACAGTACATTTATGGGTTGTTCTAAATTAGTATCTATTCCAGCAGATTTGTTTAGGTACAATACTGGAATAACTACAAATGCATTTACCTATACATTCTACGGATGTAATAACGTTGCTTTAACATCTATTCCAGCAGATTTGTTTAGGTACAATACTGGAATAACTACAAATGCATTTACCTATACATTTTATCTTTGTACTGGTTTAACATCTATTCCAACAGATTTGTTTAGATACAACACTGAAATTACTACTGGTGGATTTACTAGTACTTTTAATGGATGTACTGCTTTGGCGACCATAGGAGCAGACCTATTTAGATATAATACCAAATGTCTTGCTTTTGCTAGTACATTTCAGAATTGCACAAAGTTGCAATTAAATGCCACAATTTTTTATGCAGTAGGTGAGTCTGGAACACGCTTTCTAAATCAGTCAGTTTCTTTTTTCTCTCTCTTTTCCAGAACTTCCTTTTCAGGAACACAGGGAACTGCACCCGATTTATGGAATTGTAATTTTGGAACAGGAACACCCACAAAAACCAACTGTTTCGCTGGTGCAGGAAATAGTATAACCAGTTTAGATAATTACGCTGACATTCCTGTAGCTTGGGGGCATTCATAATATGAGTCAAAAAGATTCCACAGTAAAAGAAAGGCTTGCAGTTATTGAAACGTTAGTACGAAACCATCTTCATCACCATGAAATTTATCTAGTTGGTGTTTTAATACCTATGGGTATAATGGTACTTTTATTACTTGCAAAAGCCTATGCTCCTGATATGGCATGGGTATTTCAGTTTATACGTTAAAAGGAGCGAAAAGTGAAATCGGTACAATACTATCTTGATTACATGGCACAAAGTTTTGGAGTTGCAGATTACTCAAAACTTGAATCACAACATCTTTCCATTTTTAAAAAGTATCTTGCATCAGCTATAGAGGAATGGGAAAATGAAGGTGATATGGATTATCTGAAGCAACTTGGAATGTACAAAACCAGGATTAAACTTACTGGTACTGTAACTGCAAATCTTGGTAAAAAGACTGTAACTTTATCATCGGCTTCAGATATTTATGCAGTTGGTTGTGACCTTCAGATCAGTGACAAAACCTATATCATTACCAAGATGAATAGTACCACATCATTTGACATCTTTCCTGCTTTTATGGATGCCAATACCACTACTTCAACTTTTGAACTTCGGTACAACCGATTTCCGGTTCCTGCTTATTTCAAACGTGTACTTCTTCGTAGGATGTATCATTTCAATACAATCACCTCTATTCGTATTATTGCAGAGCAGGATTTTTCTTTATTCAGTAAGTCCAATAGTCCTGCTGATCCTGAGCACTTTCAGATTAAATATTCAGCAAGAGAAAGTGGATTTTCAGGGAGTGCAACTATTCTAGGAACCACAGTTACAGTGACAGTTGGAGCACTTACTCAAGAAATGGCTGGCCTGCCATTTAAAATTGCCAGTATAAATGAAAGATATTATATCCGAAGTGTTACCGATTCCACGCATTGTGAATTAGATCGTTCAATATCTACCACAGTTGTCGTTGCAGAAGTTTTTGTAGTGATACCTGAAGGTACGATGTTCTTTGAAATTTATCCCCATCCCGATAAAGAAAAACAGATTGTTTATGACTACCTTATGTCCGAGTATAACAAACAAGGTTTGACTGAAGTTCTGATGGCACCGCCTTTAGTTATTGAGTCAGTCTTGGATGTGAGTCTTGCAAAGTTTGAGGATGATAGTGCTTCCTCACGTCAAGAATTACGCCTAATATCAACCAAGAATAAAGAGGATGCTAAAAAGAAGAACGTCACAAACTATGTTCCCTCAGTTGGCTTCTTTGGAAAAGAAGAATCGGTGCACCCTAAAGGAAGTGTGGATGATTATGGCGGCCTCAACCGTGGTACTACGAGAGGATCAAGTTTACGAGATAGACGAGGTGTCTAATGGTAGACGGACTTAAGAAATATGATACTCAAGATATTGAGGATTTTAGCGGTTTAGTAACCACACCAGAGCATAAGTCCTCATTTCCTGATACTGCAACTCCTTACACTAAAAATTTTATTATGGAAAATGGCTCATTGGAAAATCGTAAAGGATTTTTACGAACAAATACTACGGCCTATGCCGGTGATATTCTTTTTTTAATTCCTTATCAAAATCGAGATAATACATCTATTCTTTTTCTAGGGAAAGTCTAATATGCCAACATTGACAGAACTTACAGTCTTAGCCGCTAAACCGTATCGAGGTCGAACTGCGGAAAGACTTTGCTATCTTACAGATGGTCTGACACTTCCTAAAATGCACGATGGTACAACTCTGGTTAATTGGGGAGTCTATGCACCAACCACGGCACCATCGGCCACCGGAACATCAACCGGTTCTGTTAATCTGGATATGTGTGAATCTTTATGGACACCAGTTTCTTTGGTCTTGGCTGATTGTGAAAGTGCATGGTCATTGGCTGGAAGTTTGCCAGCAGGTTCAGAGGTATTATGCCTTGCCTCATCTGATTATAAGGTAGGTTCGTATTCGGCTCTTTTATTAGTTGGGTCAGCAGTTGAACCACTTGACACATACACTAAACTAATGCTCCATTGTAATGGAACAGATGGTTCAACTACTTTTGTTGATAGTTCCTTAAGTGCCCATCCAATTACAGCATTTGGTAATGCACAAATTGATACAGCACAAACTAAATTTGGAAGTGGTTCCTGCTTTTTGAATGGTGGGAGTGTAGCTAATTATATATCAACACCGGTTACTTCCGATTTTACCTTTGGTACGGGAGATTTTACCATAGGTTTCTGGATTAGGTATCAGACAGTTACTGCCAATACAATGATTTTCATGCTTGGATCAGCGGTTTACCTTCATCTTGAGAACTTTCCAGTAGGACGATATAATCTTTCTATTAATAGCGTTTCAGTTGGTTCCTGTACTCTTGGGATGCCAAGTATCAATACATGGTACTATTTTGAAATAAGTAGAAATGGAACTGATTTACGATTTTCATGTGATGGGGTATCACAAATAGCAGCTGTAAATTCAAGTAATATTGTTCCAACTGGTACCTTAGAGATTGGTCGTTATGCGGGTTCTAATTCGGTAGATGGTTGGTTTGATGAGTTTCGTATAGATAAAGGAATTGCAAGGCACAAGGTATTTCCATTTATCGTTCCTGGTACTGAAGCAGGCGATTTTTCAGAATTAACAAATGATCCAATAGGTATTACAGGATTAGTTTGTACAAAAAACTTATCATCTCCCCAAGACTTATCAACTTATTGGGGTTTAGACTTTTGGATTAAATCAGCAAAGTCACTGGCAGATGGAGATTTAAGTTTAGTTCTTTGTGATACAGCAGCCGGTGCCGATGAATTGGAACGGTGTAATCTTCCTGCCCTTAATGCCGGTGAGTGGACAAAGATACAGTATCAATTTAAAGTCACATCTGCGCTAACATCAGTGGCTAGTCTTGCATTGGCATTAAATCGAGATAAAGGTATGAACGCTATTTATCTTGATGACATCAAGGCCATTCGATGTAGAATTACCTTAGATGCAGTTAATCGTGTAGAGGGTAACTACTCAGTTAAGATGGAAATTCCAGGTGGGGTTGCTGATGCAACTCTGGTGGCTTATAAAGCATTGGCTTCTACGGATATGCACACAGCTACCACGATGTTGATGAATTTACGATCAGATAAATATTTGGGATACCAGGTTCTTCAGTATCTTCTTGATGACTCACCTTTATGTGCATCACCTTTAGAATCACTCTATATCACACCGGATTTAACTGAGGAAACTTGGCAGCAACTTAATCTTACCTTGGCAACACCTGCTGGTGACACGGCAATTGTCAGTGAAGGAATCAAAGTTGTAAAGAGATCAGCCATGCCAATAACAATTTGGCTGGATAATATTCGATATGCCAGTACTGCCGCAGGAAACTTAACCGGACGGTATTATACATGGGTTTCTTTTTATGCTACTAAGTATGATCGTGAATCAGACCTTAGTCCTATTTCAAATGTGGTGGACATTCAAGGACAGGCTATTGCTCTGTCCTCTATTCCGGTATCAACGGATACTCAGGTCGATGCGAGAAGGATTTATAGATCACAAGCCGGTGGAACAGTCCCCTATCTTGAATCTACAATCTTTGATAATGTGACCACAACGGCTGCACTGACTCTTTCTGATGCCTCATTAGGTTTGAAACGTAAACATCCATCAGGTGAAGCAGGATCAGGTTCTTATGCTCCACCCTACGCTTCACCTTATTTACTTCTCTATAGAAATACCATCATTCTTGCAGGATCAATTCCTTATACACTAGGAACTGCGGCTGTGGTTAATGGTTCTGCTACGGTCACTTTAAATAGTCCTGGTGTCGTTAACCTCAGTATGATAGGAAAGGAATTTCGAGTCAGTGGAGATACTCAAAAATATCTTATCGAAAGTATTACTATTGCTGGCAACACTCTTGTTATACGTCCTATTGATAATTTGGTTAGCGGGGTTTATAAAGGATCAACTAACGCGGTGGCTGTCTACCAGATTATAGGAGATGAAAATGCACTTCACACCTCTTTTATTGACGATGATAATATTAGTCGTTATCATGGTTTTCCTGCGGAACTAGTTCAGACAATTACAGACGGAAAACCAGGAGAAAATCTTACGGGTCTTGGGTTAGTCGGAGATGTCTTTCTTGCCACCAAACAATTCTCGACTTTTATCTGTGAAGGCAACTATGCTCCTTGGTCAGTCAACCGAATTTCAGCGGCCATCGGATGCGCATCCCACGATACGATTGTTCAGGATGAGAAGGGTAATGCAGTTTGGTTAGCCGGTGAACAAGGAATTGCTACCTGTGATGGGTTTACGGTTTCCTTGGTAAGTGACATACTGATTGAACTATTTGACGGCTCACATGATCTTGGATTTAATACCGCAAAATTTAGTCAGTCTCATGCTATTTATGATACCACAAAACGATGGCTATGGTTATTCATTGCATCTAAAAATTCTACTACCAATGACGTGTGCTTAATTTGGGATCGGGCAAGTCTTGATCCTTCTAAATGGAAATGGTATTACTTTACCGGCATTGAGGCCATGTGTTCAGCAATTGTTTATGATGCCAACAATATCGCCAGTGTTTATATTGGTGATTATGATGGATTCGTATCACAACTTTGGGTAGGATATAATGATGGTGTACAAACAGGTACGTTATCTGGAACGCCTACTGGTGGAACACCGATTGAAATGATTGACTCAACAGCGGTTTTTACCACGACAGGAAGTGGTCTTAAGGCCATGGGTCTTGTTCTCTACGATACCGTGAATAAGTCATTTGAGAAAAGGAAAATTCTTTCGAATACCGGAACGGTTATCACAATTGAGAACACAGCAGGTTGGGTAGAACGTGCTGCCAGGGCAGGTGGAACAGAGCAGTATATTGCTGCCATGATAGAATTTAATGGAAAATTGTACGGAACTTCTGCTCAGAATGGTTCCTTGTGGGAGTGGAGTGGAACTGCATGGGTTGTAAAAGCACCAAAGCTAGGCGGTGCTGCGGGAGTAATGTGCTTATGCATTTATAATAATGAACTATATGGTGGAACTTCACCTTTTAGTTATTTGTACAAATGGAATGGTATAAATGCGTGGGTACAGGTTGCTCCAAGTTTTCCAGGTGAGGCAGTATACGGGGTAGCAGTACTGAATAATAAAATCTATGGTGCTACCACAGGCGGTAGACTTTTGGAGTGGGATGGAGTTAATAATTGGATACAACGTGCTCCGTCACCGGCAGTAGGAACCTCTTGTACTTGTTTGACAGTCTTTAATGGCAAATTATATGCTTTTGGTGATCCCAATGCCAAACTTTATGAATGGGATGGGGTTAGTGCATGGGCGGCTAAGACTGTTAGTATTGGTAGTGCTACAGGATGGAGTCTTTGCGAATTTAATAGTAAACTTTATGGTGGAGTGGGTTGGGCTGGTGGTGCACAACTCTACGAATGGAATGGCGTAAATGCTTGGGTATTAAGGGCAAACCCTCTACCAGGACAATCCCAACTTAAGACTCTACTGGTTTATCGTGGTAGTTTGTATGCTGGAAGTAATGGTAGTGCAAGATTAGGAAGATGGGATAATGTGAGTGCTTTTGTTGACGTTGCAGGTCAGCCAGGAGCAGAGACAAGTTTATATGGTGTAGCAGTATTTAATAATAAATTATATGTAGGAACTGCACCTAATGCTAAACTGTATGAGTATGATGTTTCATCTGGTTTTGCAGTAAATCCATCTTCGGCGTATCGGTACTACATTGGTGCTTACGAGTTGGATTGGAAATCAAAGAACTTTCAGTTTGCAAGAAACACCGATAAGAATATGATACATGATTTGATCTTGAATCACCAAGATGCCTTAACAGCTCAGAATCTAAGGATTAGAGTGTCCAAGAATCTTGGTAAGGACTCTATTGCTGATCAAAATGTTGATCTAATTAGCGGAGAAGAGAAGGTACTTTTAATCCGTCAACGGGTACAACAAGCGCAACTCAGAGTATCGGGTTACAGTCAAGGTCAAGCAATTGAGATAAATAACCTCGGTATTCGCTTCACGAAACGAGGCGTTAGATAATGAGAGTGTTCATACTTTGTGAACGGAGTGTTCATGCTACGTGAACGTGGTAATACATCATCCACTAGAAAATTAGTTCTTGATCCCAAAATCTCTTATGAGATTGGGAAGGTCAAACAACTTATTCCAAGAGTTACCTACGGAACTTCCTTTCCTCAGAATCCGAAGGTGGGTGACGCCCATAACTACACCGGAGATAGTAATGGACAATTTACTAAGGGAAGTTGGTATTTAGCAAAACCAAATAATGAGGGTTGGCAATCCGTTAATGCCACGGCAGTAACCGGAGAAAATATCAGCGGAAAGATTCCTACCGGTGTTACGATAGCAGACTACCTCTCCAAATTTGGCGGGGTCATGGAAGGTCTGATTATTTTCTTTAAAGATCAGATTCTTCCTGCTGAGATGCTTAAGGGTAAAATTCCAGCAGGTGTGACGATTGAGGACTATTTAAGTCTTTACGGTGGAACAATGCTTGGTTCCATCATTCTCTCTGGATTTAACTTAACTCGAACTGGCTTAATTACCGGACGTGATACCGATATTAAGATCACGATGAATGAAGATGGTAAACTTACTTTGCAGGCAGATGCAGAACTTATTCTTTCTGCTGTTGCTCTTACATTAACGGGTGCCCTGGCTTTAACGGGCAATCTTACAATAACTGGTGACTTGCAGGTTAATGGGGGAGAAATAGGAATATCCACCGATACTGATTTAATGACATTGGCAGCAGACCTTTTAACTATTCGCGGTAGTGTCACCCTTACTGCCGGTAATTTAACTTTGGCACTAGGTTCCGCAATTAACGAATTTTCTATTGATGGTACTTTGGCAGGAAACGCTGATAATGCAGTTCCTACTGAAAAAGCGGTAAAGACATACGCTGATACTAAGACAACATTAACGGCGGTAAAAGCAGATTCAGATATTGCAGATGCACTTACGAAACGGCATACTGGTACAACGCAATTATCTCAAAATGGAATCAGTGGTAGTTTTACAACAGTAGATTTAAAAACGGTTACGGTAGTAGATGGACAAATCACAGATATTACACCATAGGAGAATGAACCATGCTTAAATTGTATTTTCAAGATACATCTAGTGAAGCAGCTTATCAAGCAAGTTTAGTCACTAGAGACAGAGCCTTAGCAGCACAGCAGCAATCAATTGATCTACTTCAACGACTTCTTGCACAGATGGGCAACGATCCACTTATCGTCCAGGCCAGAGAATCATTATCAAAAATCTTAGCCAATCCTTCTGTGATTACTGATGAAGTCTTTAATAATATTATGTCCAAGACTCAAGAGGTCATGGATGCAGATTATGACAGTCAGATCAGTCAGTTTATTGATAATGCAAGATCAAAGGGAGTTACCGGCGATACCTTGGGTATTCAATTACAGAAAGCAAAGAACGCGAGAGCATCAGGCATGGCTGCTGCTTATCGTGATGCTATTGTCCAACGATCTAAAGAGGGTTTGACAACCTCAATTGAAGCTGTCAATACAACCTTTAATGCACTAAATACATTAATGGCAAATCAGCGTGTGGCTACTGAAGATTTAGTCAATGTCTATCAGAGTGTTGTTCCAGAACCATTTAGAAACTATGGTGCCCCTGCGGAAGCATTGCCTGCGGGTGCAGCTGGTGCTGGTGGTGCTGGTGGTACTGGTGGTGCAAGATATTCAGGAGTAGGTGCATCACCAACAGGCGGTACACCTTTTGGTGAAACCTGGGACGCAACCTCTGAATGGAATGCAGACTACCCAAATCAGACACCCCCATCTCCTACTGGTCAACTTCCTCCACTAACTGACGTTCAACGATTTGGTATTACACCTAAGGCTCCAATCGTTCCTACCGTTCCTGGAACAACACAACCAGCAGTTCCTGGTCAGCCAGTTGCAACGGGAACTGAACAACAACAGCAACTTGCTGCACTACAACAAGCTATTCAAAAGACTTTTGCTGGTGGTGGTGCACCTGTTACATTAGGTGCAAACCTAACTGCTGGTGTAAAACAGTCTGCACAAAATGCAGTTTCTAGTATGATGGCTAAATCGCCTGTTTCAGCATTAACATCAACTGCATTAGCTGGTACTACTGGTCTTGGTGGTGCTGCCGCACCCTCGGCAGGTATATTACCTGCTGCAATGGCTGGCGTTGCTGGTGTTCCTCAGGCAATTCTTAATATGAGTGGATATAATGTAAAAGCTCCAACACCAACTCTTCCTAGCGGATATGTTATGCAGCCTTCAGCAAGTGTATCAATACCAGGAAGTTTGCAGACGGCTCCATCACAGATGGTTACGGTTCAAGGTAAAGGTTTAGCACCAGGGTTTGAAACAGGCGGGGGTCTTGCAGAAGGTGCACGTGCTGCCGGTTTAGCGGCTAAAGGCTATGATGTTATTGGAACTACATCAGGAGCTGGTGTTCGTACATCGGCTACCGGAGTTTTTGATGCTAAAAAGTTTGCGGCTACGAATAACATTGATCCTGATATCTTAGATCAGTATAACACAAATATGTATCTTCAAACCGATAAGACTGGTCGTTATATCCCAGGTTCTTTTAGTGCAGGAACAATAAAAGCAATGCAGGCAGAATCAGCAGCAAAAAAGAAACTACCTAGTGCACAACTTAAGAATGTACTTGGTCAATATGCCCCAGGGAGTCAATATGCTTAAACTTTATTTTGTTACCGTACCAACTTTGGTTGACTTCTATAAATCACAGAATCAATTGGCTGCTGAAGGTGCACGAACACAGGCATCTTTAGAAACCCAAGCTGCATTATCACGTGAAGAAATGAGTGCTAATAAAGCCATTGCTAATAAACGATTGGCTCAGGAAGCACAACTTGAACAATATAAACAGCAGATGGAAAATCTGCGCAGCGCGCGTGATCTTTCGTCCAGAGAACGACAGGCTCTTACTGAGCAGTTACAAAAAGAAATGCAGGCTGCACTAGGTCGTAAAACTCAAATTGAACAAACTGAATTAACTCAAAAAGGTGCTGCTGAAAGACAGCAGGTTGAATTACAGGCCGGTGCTCCTAAACGTCAAGCGGAGACTGAAGCAACGCAACAATTGGCTCAGGCAAGAGCCGAACAAAGACCCGTGGCTCTACAAAAACTTCAGGCTGAGGCACAACTTGCCAAAGAACGAAGTCTTATTGCTTCATCTCCTGATCTTCAGGGAATTATGACTGAGGTTAAGCAATTCAACGATCAGAAGGGTCAACTTAAGAACACTCTGGGTAAAGATGGTTATAACAATATGCTCAAGGTTTTGCAGCAAAGAGCACAGACATTGGGTGTTGATCTAACCCATGATCAAAATTATTTAGAAGCAACCCAAGAAGCACGTAAAGAATCGGTGGAAAAAGTCAAGCAGTCATTAGCCACTTTTGCTGATGAAGCAATTCAGAAAGGTGCAATCCAAAGATTCCTTGGTGCAAAGATGCAACTTCTTGATGAAGCGGCTAAAGGTTATCCACCTGATCAACTGCTTCAACGAAAAAAGAACCTGATTGCTTTTGCTAAAAAGAATGGTATTCCAGATAACTATCTCCAAGGAGTTTAGTTCATGAATGATTATGATGACATTCTTGGCGGGACATTATCTACCAGTCCTCCCAAACCCCAATCCCAATTAAACTTTGATGACATTCTTGGTGGATCATTAACTAACAATCAAGATAATTATTCAGATGTGTTAGGTAAGGTCAAAGAACCATCGGTTAAGAATCCTACTACCTTTGATTGGATGGACTTTGGTAAGAAAACTTTATCACAAGTTCCTGCAATTCAAGCCGCTAAATTTGTCGGTGAGATAACTGCACGAGAAGAAGCCGCTATTGCTGAGCCTTTACTTGATGTGATGTCTGGTAAAAATCCTTTGCCTGGAATGCTGCCAGTTTTGACTCAAGGTGCCGTTGGCATCGGAGCCAAGAAACCAACCGCTAGCGAACTTAGGGATAACGAGTACATACAACTTGGTGACATCTTCCGCAAACTCGGATGGTCAGAACCGGCTGCTGCAACGGCAGGATTTGCTGCTTCATTGGCTTTACCAAGTAATTTTCTACTTGAAGGATTAGGTGCTGCCAAGATACCGGTAAAACGTCTTTTTGATGTAGGGGAAGATATTGCATTAAACGCAATAGCTCGTCAACAATTAATTGATAATGCCATGACGGTAGGTGCTTCGCAAGAATTATTTAAGAGTAAAGTTTTACGAACATTTGAAAAAGAGTTATCACCTGAGACTTATCAGGTGTTTAAGGAAAAGGTTCTTACCGCGCCGGATAAAACATCTGCCAGAAGTATTGCTACGGAGTACAACGATTGGCTTACACAAACACATCTTGTTAAGGCAAAGGGAATAACTAATCCGGTAAAGCGAGTGGGTGAAAAACTTGAGCGAGTCTATATTGATTCTTTGCCTGTTATCAAAGCCTCTGATGTTTTGGATGGATACAAAGGGTATAAGGGTTATACTGCAACGATGGGTAAGGATTTAGGTAAGGCTGAGACAGCAGGAATTTATTCTGGTCATATCCTCAAGGCTGCATTGGGAGATGCACTTGAAGCCAAAGGCGTTAAGACGCTGGCTATGGACGCAGATACTGAATTTCGTTTGACTGTGAATAGTCTGAAAGAGCAAGGTGCTGATCAAGCAGTCGAACAACTTCTAAAATCAAAAGGATTACGCGAAGTACCAAAATTACTACCTGAAGAACGCACAATTCTGGACACAGTAATTGCCCATTTCGATAAACGAGTCAATACACTCAAGGAAGTTTTTAAAGCAAAGACTGGTTACGATATGGGGCAGATCCCTAATTACGCTTTCGCCTTAAAGTATCAGGATGAAATTACACCCACTATTACTGAGGCCATTAACCAGACGATGCGTAAACCAAAGTTCTCTACTACCGCCTTTTTAAAAGAACGTGTAGAAAATTTACGTGTACCTCGGTCAGACTTTTGGAATCTTGTCAATGAAACCATTGCTAATCAAGAGTGGTTTATCCATGTGATGCCAGAAACGATCAAGGCCAAACAGAAACTCGCATCACCTGAGTTTGCAAAGACACTTGGTACTAATGCTGAGAAGGCAGCAACATACTGGAAAGATGTCCTTCTGGCTGTAGAGAACAAAGGGCAATTGGCTAACTCAACTCCTTATAGCGAGTTCCTTAAGACTGCCAGGGGAAACATTACCAAAGCTACCTTAGCCTTTAAACTCTCATCCACATTGGGTCAATTTGGCACAATATTCGATGCCTTGGCTTTCGCGCTACCAGAATGGGGTGTGGGTGCCACTAGGGAGATTGCTGCGGAACTGGCTAAAGTATTCGTTATTCCTGGGTATCGTAAGGCAATCATAAAAGGGTCTAAGGGACTAACCGTTCGTCAGGGTGGAGAGTTAGCCTTAGATGAACTTTTGCACGAAGGCGGGTTAAGTGCTCTATCCAAGTTAGGAATGAAACCTCTGCAAGAAGCAGATTTATCAGTAGCCGCTGGTATTGAATCAGCCGTAAAGAAGATTCTAAAAAAACGTGGTTTTGACCCCTCAAAAATAAATGATGAGGCCGATATGTTTATGAACCTTATCAACGGTTCTTCGGAGGTGAGTTATCGTCCGTTACTCTTATCCCGTGGTGAGGGTGCCAAAACCATGATGACATTCCAGACCTTCTTTATGTACCACTGGTCAACGATGATACATGACCTTATTAACCGTGGTCTTATCCGTGGAGATGCACAGAAGAAATTAATGGCCGGTATTGGCCTGGGTTTACTTGGGGCGGGAGATGTTGCCCAGGATCAAGCCAGGAAATATCTGTATGAGGCCGTGACAGGAAGTGAGATTAAACGAAAGGACACTCCATTTTTGCAGGATATGATGTGGAGTTATTTTGTCAATGTTCCTTTCTTTGGGCAGCTCGCAGATGCTCTCATGCGCGGGAGATCACCGGAACCTCCGCTTATCAGACAGTTTGAAAATGCAGTTGTAGGGACAAGACAGTTATTCACCGGTAAGACGCCTGAAACCAAGATCAAAGGTGGGATGAAAGTAGCTGAAGCAGGATTGAGTACATTAGCACCCATTCCAGGTACAGGCCAGTTATTTGACTTTGCTCAGAGATTGGTGCCCAAGACACCAAAGAAACCAGTTGCTTCACCACAACAGAAATTAAGAAAGCAAATTCTACGCGGAGGTTAAAATGTTTGTAGGAGCAATTAAAAAGGATGTAACTAAAGCTCTACAAGAACTTATTGCCGAAGGTATGGTTAACCAACTAATCACTCAAATCGTGGAGAAGTTGGTTAAGAATACTGAAGTTGTCTACAATATGGATACCCAAGAATTGGTTGTGCGATTCAAGAAAGATTTCTAAATGAATGAGCCAATCTATCCCAACAATATTCCATTGAAAGCTTTTATCCAGCCAGGTGATGTACTCTTTCAGTCAGGTAAGGGATTAGTGAGTAAACTTATTCGTACCTTTACCGATGGAAAAGTAAACCATGCTTTATTGGCTTATGATTCGATTCAATCTTTTGAAACGGATGGGGAGTGGCTTAAGGCAGGATTTCATGAATTACCAAAGGTCACGGAAAAAGGAAATATCATCATCCGTCCAATGTATTTAACGGACGTTAACCGGCCATACCTGCAAGAACTTTGTAGGAAATATGAAGGTGTTCCATATGACTTTTGGGATTGTGCAACAAATGCACTTTTCTCCTGGCTCAAGGATAACTTGCGGGAACGATTACTTACCATCATAGGAACCAAACGTCTTATGAAATGTGATGAACTGGTGTCGCGAATACTGTATGAAACTTGCGACAGAAAAGAATTGAAACTCTATGAGGGGTTAAACCCACAACGCCTCCTTCAGATTATGCTGGAAAATCCTCTTCAGTACCAGATTCTTTATTGGAATCCTTAATATCAAATAGTTTTTGTTCAAGATTGTGGCATAACTTTACCAATTCGAAGTACCATAAGGACTGATCCTGCAATGCCCCTAGTTTTTTTAAATCCACGTTATGCCGTTCATTGCTATTCGCATCCCTGAACACTGGAAGTGAGTGAACAAGCTCATGGACAAGGGTACCAAAGATTTCTTTTACCAATTCAATTTGATAGTTATCCGCTGTAAACATTCCCTTCTTTTCTAGTCGTGCAATAACACTCTGAGCAATTTCATCCATATATAAATGTACTTCATTCGAAGTGGGGTTATATGCACCGGCTACATACCTGGTCTTTCCAATATTATCATACTCACCCTGACTCAGCTTCTTTAAGAACCAGGGAACGGTAGACCAAAAGTGTCCCCAACTTTCCCATATCTTTAAGTGAACATCAAATAACGGTTTTTTCATTTCCTCTTACCTTGTGATAGACTTGTTCGTTTAATGACATAAAACTTCCTACAGTTTTTACAGGCAACAATAGTCACATTTATGGAAATTAAATGGGCATACTCGATCTTACCGTTGAGCACTTTATTACAATATGGACAGTTAATTTGGTTGTGTTGCTTCATTGCGCTGTTCTTCAATGAGTCCTCGCAATAGTGCAAGATAATTTCTTGCATCCATGATTCTACCTTCAATTGGCTCATTGCTTGCTTCACGACCATCCTTCACGTAGTTGCAAATAGAAGCAATGTGCTTTAGGAAATAGACTGCCCATACCTGCATTGGTTGCAATCCGGTATCTTTGGCTACATTCTTAAAGTTGGCAAGTTTATCATCACTGCCAATTGTGTACTCTTTTCCTTTGGATACCATTGTTGCTTCTTCCTCAGCCACCATCCTCTTTAACATTTCATAAAAGCTATTGTTGGTCATCATTTACCCCTTCTCAAAGTTTTTGCGTGTTTTACAACAGTAAATGAGGTACGATAGTAACCGCCATTCATTTGACCATGCCATTTATGGTTCTGTACCCACTCAATCTGAAGATAGCCATTACCTTGACCTGTCACACGTCCAATAGCACCACACTCAGCAACTAACTGGTCACTACATATAAGTCGGACTATATCACCTACTTTAAATCTCTTCATTCTTTCCTCCCTCATCATTTTCATAAGTTACCTTAAAGTTCTGTCCACTAGCTGTGTGGTAGATTACTACTCCTTCTGGTTTCATATATCCTGGTGCTGCCTGACTTCCTGTCTCTCGTAGAATATCTAAAGAAAGTTTAATCCCAGATGAGCTAGGTTTACTTCCTTTTGCGAGCAAGGGTACAGTGTAAACCAAAGGAGTACCAAAAGCATTAGGATCACTTTTAAACTCAAAGAAAGGATTAAATAAACTGAATCTCTTTTCTTCTAATCCATATCCTCGTTGTATTCCTTTACCCCACCACTCGCCATAGAATCTACCTATACCAAGAATACAAACAAGGTCATAAACGTGTTCATATACCCATTTGGCAAATCCATGATTATCATTTACCAGTGTAATCCACTTTGACCTGCTACCTGCATATACATTACACATTAATGATACTTGATTACCACTACCACCTAATGCACATAGCATAGGTATTGAACGTAGTGCCGATGGATCAGACTTGTTTGTTGGTGAAATTAATATCTGAGCATTGGTACCATCAATTTTTTCAGTAATGATAATCTCACGGTTAAATCTAGGTATTTTCCTAAAGGCAATAAATTCATTCATTATTCCCCCGTACTAAAATCAACATAGTGTCTACCTTTTGCAGCTATGCTTCGTAGAAGTTTAACACCAGTCTCAATAGAAACCAACTGGTAATAAATATCTCGTGCTACAGCATAGACATAATCATAGCAGCTATGCGGCCATTTAACTGGTACCATTTGGCAGCAGTCAGAACACCAAACTTCTTTATCCTTCTTGGATTTTTTTAATCTCTTCTTTTGTTTTTCCACAGTATTTACATACCTCCCTTTCGTAGATCATACCATCATTATGTTCATAGTCCTCTGTGATCATTGGGTGCATTATTCCCCGACCCGATTTACAACCAAGTTTACCGAAGTCCTCTCCATGCGGATCAATGGAGCGAGGCCAGTCACCCTTACCGCATTTATTACCAGGTCTACGTTCACAGTATTCTTCTAATGGCATAGCATATTTACCCATCTTGGTTGTTGCTGTAATCTCTTCTAACTTCTTAGTCTTTTCATTATACCAATATCTTTTTTTCATGGCCGTACCCTCAAGTTTCCATGTTTAATTCTATCACGTGTAAATTCAATGATACTTGCAATCATTAACATAATTCCTTTTAACTGATACCTATCAGGATTATTGATAATCTGGATACCTTCATACTTAATTCTTGCCTCAGTATGAAGTTGACTTAAAAAGTCATATAGTTCCTGAACATTTAGCCAGTGACCTTTAATTGTTTTCTTCTGAATCATTGAAGATTCTCCTTTGCATATTCAATAAAGGCGTGGACATCATCAAATATGTGTGAAGCAAAATACTTAATCCATGGATGTACCCGAAAGTATGGATTACGTGCAATCACGTACACGGGTTTACCCCATGAGAATGCCGCAATAGCAATTTCCATTACTGAACCTACACAGAACTCACTGGTCATCATAGCAACAATGCCCTCAGACTCACGTATCTTTCTTAAATCCATCCCCACAATCTCATCAGCAGAGAGTTTCGGTTTCCCTGCATCACCCTTTGCTAATTTCTCCTTGGTCATGGTGATAACAGTCTTACTCTCTTTTGCATCACTGTCAAAGAATGGGTTCTCTAAGTGCAGTCCAGTTTGTGCTTCAATAATTAACTCCAATCTCCTGGCTTCTTTAGAATTAACACATTGGTTGGTGTAATAGAAGTGCCTCATTTAGTCACCTTATGATAATGAACTGAGTCTTTCCAAAATCTTCTCCAATTTCTTCGCATCATTCGTTTACTCTTACGTTTCAGTTGTGTCCATCCATAGACATCATCAGTTTGAATCCATAATGAAACACCCATAAGAATTGTTTCCACTAAAAGAAAAAATAGGATAGCCCAACCCTCAATACTAATCATCGTGCCCACATATAAATATCACCCACACACAACGTTGCGTAGATTGTACCCCATAGAAGCAGTACTGCAAAGACCAGCTCTAATCCATAGATTAGCAGCATCTTAATCACACGTCACCATTTTCCTGAATCTTGACATCCTCATAAGGTGCAATCACTCGGCGGTAAACCTCAAGGATACAGCATACCATCGTGCCAATCCACATAGCAAACTTCCAGTACCGTTTCCATTTACCTTCATCACGTAACATTCGATCTTGTAGGATAAGATAGTTGGTGTAATTAATGGCACCCGCCCAATCCTCATCCTTGTACAAACCCATCATGCAGTTTCTAAACTCACTTAAACCACCTAACGCAAGTTCATCTTTAAAGTCATTATTGAGGTAAGGCACTCGGTTCTCCTTTTGAAACAGAGATCATTTTCTGTGCTGTTCGAACGACTTTATCCGCTTCGCGCATGTAATACCACGATCTAACATCTTTGGCAGCAACATAGACTGGAACAACCAGATAGGGATCAGTGGTCACTTTCATGGTACCTACAATTTTATATTCAACCGGATGTATAGTATCAGTTGTACGCACCTTGGTTGGACACTCACTAATTAAATAGGCTAACCAGCAAAAGGCCAGTAACCAAATGAAATGTAGACAGTAGTCAGTTTTCATTATTACTCCTTAAACAGAATTTTAGCACCCAAGTCCATCGGTATAAAGAAAGCATGTTTTCCTTCAAGCACAACTCCGCAACCCAAGGTAGGACGATTGACAAAATCTTTACCATAGAGCATAGCGTAAGATCGAATATTTAGACCACACCCCACATTCATACCAAAAATTAAATCTTTTTGACTTGCAGTATAGGCAACACCGGCATGACTATGGATATGACCTATCACCGTGGATTGCCTATTTCCCATTGAACGAATAGTGTGGGCTGTTTTACCAGACGTGCCAGTACCATGTTGGTAAAGAACATGGTCAACCTCATGTGAAAAATCCCACGTCCAACCTATTGGCGCGTGGAGTATTTCATTGATTGACCTAAATGCAGCTCTAGGTAAGCCATTAGTAATAGCTTTACGATAAATTAGTTCATCATGGTTTCCCATGCACACTCGTACATCTGGAAACGTCTTATACCATTTTGTTTGAAGAATTTTAATTCCCTGTAGAAGTTCATCCCCAGGAGACATCCCATCAGGATTATGTTCGTGGTAACTGATTGCATGGTTGTCAACCACGTCACCTATGTGTACTACGGTATTACAGTTAAACTCATCGTAGGTCTGTCGTATAAAATCAAAGTATTTTGGATGCTCAAAAGGAATATGCGTGTCACCAATAATGAGTACTCTGTGTGACTTTAGCTTGTCTTTTACATCCTTCAATACTTGGTCAGCTGGAACTAACCGTCCATGTTTAATATCATCCAATCCCTGCTGGATTTTTTCATTAATTACTAGCTCTGCCTTGTATCTTGTCAATGCCTTGGATAATGCTGAGCGTGTCCAACCATACTTGATAGCAACATAAGTGATATTTTGCTGAACTACCTCTTTCATAATCTCTGGTGTTAGGAATATTTTTTTCATTTTATCCTCATTTTAAGTGTACCGTTATTGGAGGTCATTGTCAATTCTTCTCAACAATCTTACATCTTATTTTCTCAACCCTAATTGATAGTTTTGAATACCCATTGATCATTCCAGAGTTAGGTGGAACTTCCTTAAGATGAGTACAGAATTGATAACAGTTAACATAGTCAGGAACTATTAAAAATCTTTCACACTTGGGACAGATAGAGTATCGTGGCATCAGTATAACCTCGTCACATTCTGACCATTTCCAAAAAACACAACGGAACTAATAGGAAAGTTCAATTCTTCATCCCAGGTAACTGCCTCACCATTAAATTTAACCATGCCTTGCTGGATCATTCTGCGGAGTTCTGAGTTAGATGCTTGACCACATCTGTTGCCCTCAATTCGAGGTATGCACTTCCATTCATCACGCAACTTTTGTAGAAATTGTAGGATAGTCATTAGTCTTTTGCCTCTCCCCATGAATTAACAACTTTCACATCAACTTTCAATGGCACCTTAAGTTTTGGTATAGTCTCAAGCATAATTTCTTCCATCCATTTCTCGTAGATGTCAAGATCACACTCAGGGCAATCTACGACCAACTCATCGTGGACTTGGAGTATTAACTTTGCACGATTGCCTTGATCTACAATGAATTTAGACATTTGAATCATCCCAAGTTTGATAATCTCATAAGCTGAACCTTGAATCGGATAATTAACAGCACGTGTACCGGAATAATCGTAAGTCTGGATATTCAATCTTCGCCCAAGTAACGTGGTAACATAACTATTGTCCTGAGCAAAGTTTTGTTGATCATACATATACTCTTTCACTCCTTTATAAACCTGAAAATAAGTACGTAAATACATCTCAGCCTCACCTAATGAAATACCGAGGGACAGTGCTAATTTTCGCGCACCCATCCCATAAATAGTACCGAAGTTAATTGTTTTACCAACCCCGCGTTGTTCTGTTGTGGGTTCATCCGTTCCGAAGATAGCTTTTGCAGTTGCCGTGTGCAAATCCTCTCCGTCGAAAATCGCCTGGATCAACGCCTTATCGCCAGAAAAGTGTGCCATCACTCTCATCTCAATTTGGGAGTGGTCAGCTACCACAAGTTTACCTTTGGGAAAACGGCTAATCCAACATTTACGAAACTCTTTACCCATCTCTGACTTCACAGGAATATTCTGTAAATTGGGATCAGAACTTGACAACCTTCCAGTAATCGTTGCTACCTGATTAAAATTACCATGTAGAAAACCATCCTCTCTGGTGTACTCAGCAAAGGGTTCGAGATAGGTGGATTGCAACTTCTTATATCCTTTGTACTCACGCAGAAACGGAATCGCTGGATGTCTCTTTTCAATCAAGCTAAGTGCATCATCATCGACACAAAAGCCACCTGCGTCAGTAAACTCAACAATCGGAAGTTGCCATTTCCAATAAAGTAAATCTTGTAATTGCTTGGGACTATTTAAGTTTACTGTTTCAGGTATCCACTTGTGTAAGATTCTACCATATTCTGCTAACTTCACGCCACATTCAGATTGTAGTTGTAGCAACTTGGTAGTGTCAATTCTGCATCCATTCTTGACCATCTCCTTGATAATTGTAGAAATTTGCACATCAAACTGTAGGTTTTCTTCCACGCCAACTTCTTTTTCAATTAAGGGATCGAATACAATATAAAGTCCAAAAGTATAAATAGCGTCATCACCAGCGTAGGGAATCACTTTTTCAATGGGAACATCAAGGATAGTCTTGCCTTTATTTTGGCGTTTAGGAAAAAGGTCTTTAAACTCCGTGGCCTCTTCGATGTTAAGATATTTCTTAGCAAGAAACTTGAGGCTAGATTCTCTACCTGAATTACGATTATCAACATGGTAGGCCATTAACTGCGTATCGGTAAAATTATTGACGGTACAACCGTTCTCATTTAAAAAGGATATATCAAACTTAGCATGATGAAATATCTTCATGGTATCAATTGACCATAGTAATGGTTGAATAGTGCCATCTTTCATAGGCCATTGGTAGACCCACGCTTCACCAGGTTGAAAGCACAGAGATAGAAAGCATATCTTATCTTTCCTTGGGTCAAGGCCAGTGGTTTCAAGATCAATAGCTACTGGATTTACCGGAGTTGCTTGTTTTAAAAAACAAGAATAGTCGTTGTAATGATATTTATGTTCCATCAAAAACCGTCCATCCTTTTTTCTTACAGTATCTACGTATTTCTTCTTCAGTCCAATTTAGCATGTACTTTAAAATTGGTGCAGCAGTTTCTTTTACTGTGATTCCAGCTACAAAATGAGGTGCCTCAATTCGTAAGAACTTATTGCCTTTCAAGGTACCTCCGTAAATACACCTTAAAATTCTGAATAAGAGCATACTTAGTTTGTACTACATCATACCTTGACATACCAATTCTTTCCATAATTTGTTCAGGTGTGTACTTCAACTTGGTTAGTGTCATTATGGTACGGTCAGGATGTGCTAAGGTAGACAGGTACTCATGCCATGCTGTTTCTGCACGCTGTCTTAGATCACCAGTAGCAATTCTTTCTGGCCGCATGTAAGGTATTCGTAAATGTCTACGTACCTCAACTGCTAATAGGTGATATAAATCTATGTAGTCATATCCTGGGTTGATCTTTAAAAGATCAAGCAGCCATACCCACAGTTCTTGTTCCACATCTTGTAATTCAAAATCATGGAAGCAATGCTTGTACCTCACTGCAATCTTGTGTATCATTTCTTGATACTGTTTAATCAGTTGTGGTGTCATAGTGCTCCTTTAGTAGATCATAGTATAGCCAATACAGTTGAATACCAATTCTTGCGTGTTTATTTCCTACTATCGCTCCTATATTTGGGGCATACTCCCAACCTAACCTACGCTTTCTCAACTGTGGGATAATTTCCGTGTTTATAAGATCAGCCACCATTTTGGGTGTAGAAATCATTCAATCCTCCTGCTCCATTTTTACCTTGTGGGAATCTGAATTAATCGTTGTCCTTATTGGTTTCGTCAAATCAAAACCAGTTAATGTTAACTCACGGTCTACCCATCTTTTAAATTGTGACACGGTTAATCCCATAATATGTCTCTTTACTGAATCTAAAATATATACCTTCATTTCTTCTCCTGTAGTACCATTATCACTCTTTTCAATCCTTCAAAAATTAAACACAACCCTGCATTAAGATCATCCTTAGCTATAGAATACTGAACATCAGTGATGCAACTATGGGCACCAGGGCTAAGTTTAATAGTCAAATCACCTTGACGCTTCTTTTTATCAGGTAAAGCATATATTATGTGGTGAACAATATCATTTTTAGGTGATATTTTCATATGAGTTCGTTAACCCATTCATCAACTGGTGGAAGTTCACAAGAACAGATAACTCCTGGTTCCCATCCAGGCTTCCCACAAAAAGGACAGCGTTTCTTAGATTTTTCCACTTGAATTTCTCCATTTCTGTAGACCTGCTAGTGCTTCTTGAATCTCAACCGGATAAAAATTCCAAACATCAACACCCACGTTAATAAGATAAACTGCTGTAAGATCACCCTCACCATTTGTTCGTTGAAATTTCCACTTTTCATGGACGTGTCCAACAAAATTTATTTCGCATGTAGGATCATAATGCTCTGGTCTATGTACTAGATTGTAATACTGGCCTGCAAACTGAATCTCCATCGAATAAACAATCCCTTTTACGCCATTATTCTTATCATGATTTCCTCTGATCATGTACTTCATCCCATTAAGTTTAGGATACCATTTATACCCTTTATCAAAACCAAAATCTCCAATATGAAATATTATATCCTCATCTTTAACACGCTCATTCCATCTTCGGACAAGCTCATTATTCATATGGTCAACATCTTTGAATGGACGATTGCAGTATTTTATAATGTTTTTATGATCGAAGTGGCAATCAGATGTAAGAAAATATTTCATTTTAAAACCCCTGTATCATAACGAATTTTTTAGCTTGGACTGCTTTGGTAATTGAGTCCAGTGTACCTCTGGATTTTCCATCCCAAAAAGCTAGAAGTTGGTCACACTCGTTTACAATGTCTGTATTACGAATCATCCCTGCACCTTTTCCAAATTCATCCCAATGAGCAGCAAAAATCTTTATGCCTATTCCAGCATCATTAGCATATCGTTTAGCCAGTGAGTCCGCACCTCTAGCCCCACCACTGATCAACTCAATCATACCATCATGAACGTCCAAGACTGAATCAAGTACGTCACAAAATAATTGGTAGTCAGTAAATGTTCGTGATCCTACTACAGCAAGTTTCATAACTCACTTCTCCTTAATAGCCAAAGAAAGTGCATATAAATACTATGACTTTTCTTTACTCGATGATCAAGAAACCACTGATCCGTCATCTTGTAATCGAACTTCTTTGACAGTTCTAACTGGTTTTGCTTTCTTTTTTTCTTTTGATTCTTCATCATACCTCTGTGAAATTGGATCAAAGTAGAAATGACAAATGCCCTCTCGTCCGGTATCATCACGTACCTTGTCCCAGTAAAGTTCGACATGATGGATGCCTTTTAATTCCTGCTCTTTATCTCGCCAAAGGATAGCTACATTATCAGCAGTCTGTTTGATGCAAGAGCCACCGCGCATAAAGTGCATACCTTTCTTGCGTAGTAACTCAGGATCATCCATTTGTTTAGGATGCACAGTCAAGATAGTGTGTATTCCAGTTCGCTTTGTAAGTTTAGATAGTTCTTCGTTGAATTGCTTGATTGCCTTAAATTCATCTATGTCATTATCCAGAAGAAAATTCATCGGATCAAGTAAGATCATTCGCACATTATGAAACTTAGATGTTAATTCAACAGCATCGGTTAACTTGTAAAAAGGAACGCTGCCGTGGGCATCAATAAAAAATATTCGTTTATCCAAAAACCATTCTCTAGCTTTTGCATACATCTCTTGGGTAAAATTCTCTTTATTATAAAAGTCAGTCTGAAAATGGATGCTCATTAACTTTGCCATGACCTTGGCTATTGGAATTTCTGCTGAATAAATTAAAACCCCATGATCTTGCTGTAAACATTTATATAGTAAATTGCAACCGAAGGTTGTCTTACCTGCGGTAGTATCTCCGGTGATAACCGTTACTTCTCCTGCCCTGTACCCTCCAAGTGTTCCATCAAGTTGATTCCATCCTGTAGGAAATCCCTTGGCAGTGTTCGTTTGTTGGTAAAGGGTATCAACCTTTTCGATGACTTTACTAAGTTCAACTGTTTCTTCATCAACATAATGATATGCTTTGGTGATGCAATCTTGCAATTCTTTTGCAGATAGTCCTGCCATGAGGCACTCGTTAAGGTCTTTAAGAGGTAATCGGACACGATAGCATCTATACTTACCCAATCGTCTTGCAAGTTCTTCAGCACCTTCTTCACCATCCTTATCATTGTCATACATCAAATAAACTTTTTCAAAATGATCCAGTTCTTCAACCCACGATCCCCAACCTTTAGCTCCATTGGGTACACTCACAACATTTTTTAATCCGTACATCGAACCAGCGATTGCATCATACTCACCTTCGCAAACAATAGCATATTTTTCATCTTTACCAACATGATCAATACCGAATAGATGATGACTAGCCCCGATTTCCTGGGTAGTAACATATCGGGGCTTACCATTTTCCGTCCCAGGATATTTATAAAGTGATTTATATTTCAGATTGGCTAAAAGATTATCTTTAAAATAGGGAAATACAATGCACTTCACAGTTTCACCAATACGATTTATCTGTGTGTCCAGACCAAGTTTCCACTGTGCAATGATCTTCTTATTGAAGCCGCGTGTTTTGGTTAGATATTCCAAAGTCTCAGTATCAGCAAGAAGTGCTTGATGCTTCTTTTCAGCGAGGGTGATTTCAAATACTTTACCTACCCCGCCTTCTTGTTTGATAAACTCAAGATCACCAAATAACCGTTTAAGTTTAAGGATATGACCGGACTGACCGCACTTGAAACATTTGAATACTTCATTATTGTAGTAGATAAAGAAATGATGACCGGAAGAATTATGATCTTCACAATCCTCAAATGGGCAAGCCATTTCAAGGCCGCCATGAATTTCCTTGTACTTCCACTTTTTTTCTCGAACGTATTGGAGTATGTGACTAGACATTCAACCTCCCTCAATAGTAATTCGCCAGCCATCGACCAGGAAACCCCAGTCCTTATCTGGTTTATCGGCTATGCCGAATGGGAATGACTTATCTTTTATAATTTGCCATACGTTGATCTTTACCGGCCTCAATACGTAAAGCCACGGCAGTACGCCCAACCATATCGCCAAGTGTGATCAACTCGACCATACCGATGCGGTCATAACCTAGAATCCTAGCAATTCTTTCAGCCGCTTGAAGATTGGATAGAACCAATGCTTCGGATGGATGGGGACTTGGACGATAGTTTAGTGGCTCTGGTGTTTGAACCACATTTGGATTAGTGGTTGAAACAACAGCAGAAATTTGTGTAGGAACTTCAGCCTTTACGGGTCTGCCCCGTTTCTTTGGCGCTTCAACAGGAGTAGAATCGACAACCGGATCGACATCAGGCTCAGGTTCACTGACTGTCGGTTCAGCAACCGATGCAAGTCCAGGGACAGAAGGATTGGTAGGATCATCTTCCTGTACCTGTGCTGTCGGTGCTGATGCATTTAATACATGAATCTTGCTTTCCTTGGTAGAACTAAACTGATTTGTTTCCTTGTACACACCACCATATTTAAGATTGGTGATTGAGACATCTGATCCTTCGATACTTTGCTCTACGGCCTGATCCCAAAAAGTCACACGAACTTTTCCACCTTTGGGAGTTTGCAAAATCACATCTGTCTTTTCACTTGTCCACTTTCTATTGCCTTTTGCTGAGTCTACTTTTTGTGGCGCATATACTGTCTGTACGTTACCTTGCACAGTATACAGTTTCTTTTCATCCGTCATTTTACTTGCCTCCGCGTTGAAAGAATTTTAATACGTTACTTGGATTACCAGATTCAATTTCTTTTTTCATTTGAATAAAATTCTGGCTAATTTGAAAGATAACCTTAGCCCCATAGATACATCCTAAGAAGTAAAGTCTTTTGTTCTCTGGTGTATCAGGATGATCTATCTGCGTCCTCCACGTTCGCATTAGTTTCTTAAGTTCATTACGTAGAAAAAGAAAACTTTTCCAGGCTGACTTAGTTCGTAATCCTTCCATCTTTTCGATGGAGCGATTCACATAGTCAATCTGCCTCTTTTCTTCTTCCATCCTTTGCTGATTCTGATCATCATATTGCTTCTGTCTAAACCTGGCTTGTTCGCTCTGATGTTCCCCCATTGTGTTCTCCTTTCACGTTTACTTTAGTGATTGTTTTCCATCTATATCCGTCATTAACTTTTTCATAAATTCCAATCTTAATAATACCGTCACCGGATGATCTTACAACTGCCGGTGGATCACTACTCACGTCTTTGGCAAGTGTTAAAATAGAAACGAAGCGTTCAATGCACTCAGGATGAAGGGTATGGTTGATTCTAAATCCAAGAACCTTAATCACACTACTTCCTTTTACCACATTGTTTCCACACAATTTACATTTAGCACGATTACTTGAAGCATGTTGAACCTCATAATGCACATCTATTGGAATACTCATTTTGGTAAAGCCATCCCAAGATACTTATACCCAGTACTATTGGGAATAAGTCTATCTACTCTGACTTTAGTAGTCCTACATGTGTCAATCCAGAAAATAAGGACATACTTACCTTGGATGGAAGTAATTTTTCCAATGCGTTCATCACTTCGAAATCTTATATCCCAATCTTGCCAATATTGTCCGATTTTAACAGTTGGAATATTCATTAAAAACGTCCCGAACACCAAGTTCTGATAATGCCAATTGCAAAACCTATAGGAACGCCGATGAAGAAACCAGCTATCCACATCAACCACGTTGCTAAAAATATATCCATCAGCTTAACCTCCATATTTTGATTACATTTTTTCCATCATTATAAGTATACTGTGGTGGGAGGATAGTGTCAAATTGTCTGGTCAACAATCTAAAATAGCAAGTTGACTCTAAAGATTGAATTTTAGTTTCAGGATATTGTTTAACAAACCAGTTAGCCATTTGTAAAATGCTTGGATAGTTTAATAGCATTTCTTTATATAATAAAAGATATACGGGTCGTAGTTTTTTAGTTGACAACTGGGAAGTCATGAAATTAAGCATTTGATTCCAACTTTTTCCTTGATCAACCATTGCATTTATTTCAACATCACCAAAATTAGCGAGGTATAATCCAATCAATTGTGTTTCGTGGAGATCAGTTGTGGCTAGTATTCGACTAATCCAAAAGATACGTTTGAGATGCTGTGATCCTCCGTCAATTACCACAGCCCGATCACCAAGGCAGGTAATGAGATGCCCAGGACTCCACCACGATAAAATTACTGCATCCCTTGGCAGAGTTTGAACGTACTGCCCTGCTCCCTTCCAGCCGTCATCATAAATACGAAGATATTTATGCAGAGATTGAGTTGGAAAAACTGTGATGGTTACGTAGAAAAGTGCTAAAAAAATAAGGGGCTTCCATCGTCCGAGTTCCATTACTGCAAAAAATACTACAATGGGAAAACAAAGTAGTAAAAATCGTTCTCCTTTAAAAAGCATGTAAATAGTTAAACCTAGAAGTAAGGGCAAGTAGAAATTTCTTTTTATCAATGCCAGTAGACTACCAAGAAGAATCACGTAGATGGATGCTGGATGAGTTAAAAATATTACCTTCTGCCAGCCTGTCCATTGTAACTCGGCAGTGGTTATTAATCCAGAAGGCCAATATGCATGTTGTTTAGCTATCGCTGGAATGATAGCAAGGAGTGATTGTACCTGATCAAATCCGTAAATTAAAGCCGTAAGTGAACCAGCAAGTAAGTTAATAGCTACTTCCAAAGTTCTACTATAAAAGCACCAGTGCAAAATAGCCAAACTCATAAGCATCGGCCAGCCCTGCCAGAAGAATGATAGCACAGAAATATATATCCCTGCCAAGAAATATCGTTTCTTGTGTAATGATGATGTTATTAACAAAGAAAAGATAATAATATAAATATCTGTATCATTCCACCCAATAGCTGTTCGTGCAATAATGATTGGTGAAAAAAGCATCAGTCCAGTCAATAGCAGGCCGCCTACATGATAGGTAATCAGTCCCAAAAAAATAACAAGGCATCCTTCGTAAATATATAATTCTGAAAAAGAAAGACCGGATGTTAAACTGGTATGAAGGTTAAAACTTTCGTTGGTACCAAAAGGTGCCACACGCAACAGATTAGGTACTTTACCGAGTTGAACTGCTAACGGTTGGCTTCCTAGCATCTTCCAGTAGTAACCATCAACCTCTAGTAAACTGTCCTGTACCACTGGATCATACCTCACCCAAAGTGCGGTGATAATGAGAAAAATTAGCAGGAAGTATCTACCCATTACAGATAATGGTATCTCCTATCTTGATGCAAATAGTAATGACCAAAAGTAGAACAGCTATGCAAAGGTGTTTATCCATCCCATTCCTCATTAATCGTGATGTTGGCCTGGTATTTCTCTTTCCAGTAACTACAGAATTGATTGACAGGACAATAGTCGGTACACTTTCTATCATCATCCCATCTCTCTCTTTCGAAGCAGGGTGGGGGTACCTTTTTTTGCTTGAGATAGAAAAGTAAATCCACTTTTTTCTTGTGAAAATAATTTTTAATTTCTATGTCCTGTGAGATCGGTATTTCAATCTGATAAGACTTATCTTTAACTCCGCGCCCTACTGCAATAGCAGTACCGCCATCCCTAACAATTGCTTGCACAGTTAACTTTTTGACCTTGATTCCAAGTTTAGTTTCAACCCCTATCCGATAGTTATTTAACTGATAAGGCCAATCTTTTAGGTCAATTCTTTTGTCATCTTGCTTGACAACTTTGTGTGTTTTGGGTTTTCCCTTCTTCTCACCGGACTTATATAAAATTGGATTGCCAGTTTCAGGGTCAAGATCAGCGACATCAACTTTGTACAATCCAAGAGCTTTTTCAAGGACATAGCTACCACAAACTTTATAATCAATCATGGTGTATTCACCCTTTTCACATTCCAAAAGGTCAGGGCGAACACTTCCTTCATCATCACTCAGATCAATTTCAGCAACCGAGGTAGCATCTCCTAAACCCTCAAGATCATTGTGAATCGTGGTTCCCAGGATCATAAATACCCGATCGTCCGGTTTAACAGAAAAATTGTTTACAATCTCAAGATATGCCTGCCTGGTTCCTTTAAGTAACTGTGTCGTTGATGGTACTCCCTTCCATTCTCGTTGTACGGCAATCTTCTTGAGCATAGGTCTTGCCATGCACCTGGATTGAAAAGGACAACCTCCATCAGAAATACATTTGCCTAGTTCAATCTGTGAACCATCTTTACAAATAAATTTTGTGATTGGCATTATTTTATTCCTTTCAATGTTGCAATCAGCCACTCGACAGGAGTATCCCTCAGCCAATTATGAAGATCAATTTGATCATCATAGGCTATAGGTGTTAACTCTTTTTGCTTTTTTCCACCTTCCCAATATTCAGCTAGACATTCTAGTGATTTTCCAGTCTCATCCATAGTATACCCTCATTGTAGGTTAGTGTCAAATCATCTGATTATGCTTATCAAACACCGGAGCATAGTAAATATAAGTGTGTAGTGGACACCTATAGTTACCATCTGTTGTACCATCCAAGTTTCTTGCTACACCTTCCTCACACCCTTTTTCACAACATACAAAACGTCTGTATCCTTTGGGGTCGGATGGATAGGTACGTTTAGTTTGCTTCATTATTTTCACTTGGTTTAATCTCCTTTGTCAAAAATGGTATCAATTTTTCTTCGAGTTGATCTACTCTTGCGTGTAACTGGTCAATTTTTTCTATCAATTTTTGCATCTCTTCTTTGTGGTCACTTCGCTCCTTTAAAATCATCCTGGCTAGATCACCTGTCTCACCTATCAATTTTAACCAAGCATTCTCATCTTGTTCAAGCCTTACTTCGATCTTCTTTCCAGCAGTCATATTATTGATTCTCCTTTAGTTACTTTCTGAGTTATCAACGAAAAACATTTTTGCAAGAGGTAACAACTTCTTTTGCCCTTCGCAAATCGTTGTATAACTTGCCTTGCCTGCACACTGGTTCATCAAATGCTTTCGATGTTCCAACCGTCTCGCATAACTTGAAGTGCCTGGCTTCTTACTTTCTTTTTTCATTTAGTTCTCTTTTTCATAGCCGTCAAACCAGCCATCCCCGTGGGTATCTTCCCTTCGGCAATGCTTCTGAGCTTCTTCCAGAGTTAACCCACACTTAACTATCTTGTCAACCCCATCAAAAACAAATCGAATCACTTTATATTTTTGCATTTTTCATTCTCCTTTGTTATGGCGTGAAGCATACCATCCTTGCTGTAGATAACTATAGTGTGCCTGATCCCAGTTACTTTGTCAAGCCTTCGGATGATAAATCTTTTACGCTGGCTTCTTTTTCTTATCACTATCTACCTTCCCACCAATTGGAGGTCATATCCCAGGGCATAAAACCTTTACCCCATAGACAGCGATAGCCACGCCACTCGGTGAAATACTTGATAACTCTACTTAGTTTTATTTTTAACATCGGTTAACCGCTCCTTTTTAGTTAACTTGTCTTTAAGTTCATGCAAAAATCTCCGTTGTTTTGGGTCTGAGATTCTACTCAAAAACCAATTAGTTTTTTCGGGTTTCACTTTCTCACCTCCTTAAATATCAACGTGGTATCAACTTTTTGCCTTATATCAGTCATTCGATTTAACTTTGCTTGGTATACATCGGCAATAACAGCAAGGTCAAAGACGTTATGCCAGGTAGCAATCACGTGACCATCTTCACGGTCGATCAATTCAAAGCCGCCTAATCCTTTTAACTTAGTTCCTGTCTGTTTTATCAGCGGGTTCACAAATCAACCTCTCAATCTCGCCACATCGTTCACCAGTTTTAACTTTCGCGGCGTACCATGCAGTATTAAAATCTCTTGGCTTAATTTTGGTACCATCTCTGAGGATATACCAGCTTGTTTTTTCCATATTTACAATCTCCTTTTAGTTAAATTGGTGTCTCTTGCTTTCGGCAAGTTTTGCATAGTCCTTTGGCTTTTCCTCTAACTCCTAGCACTCTTGCATGACCGCACCGGATACAAACTTCGCGGTCTTTTTGTTTACGCTTAGTTAAATAATACTTCACGTAAAGTTGATGCAAAAATAAATCTTTTACCATAATATTCCCTCCATTCATTAAAGATGATACACGACTAGTTAAATATTGTCAAGTCGGCTTGGATGACACCCCGCCAAAGTCTGAAAAAGCCTATGTGTCATTATGACACACTAGCATTTTATCAGACTATATTCAAAGCATTAAAAAAGTTCTATGGTAACTAGGTGAAAAATATCCCAGGAAGATTGACCGGATTAAAAACCAGCTATCCGGTTTACCTTGCTGGTCACGTTATCCTTTACAGCATATGCGCCATGCTGTACTCTATGGCGCAGTCTTAAGACATCGGTTTCTAGGTGTCATCCTATGTCTTGCAATCTGAAATAATGTCACCTAGATCAAATTTGAAGGCATAAATTAAGGCCGATATACCTTAAGTGCCTTATTCACCTATAATTACATGCCCGTAAGCATTAAACTGGCAAGTGGGACATCTTAGGCTGTGGATAAAGACAGTGCACACATCGAAGCAAGCAAGGCAGGAACATGACCAAAGAGATTGACACTGTGGGCAAACATGCCAGTGAAAAGGTTTATACTTCATATTTTTTAATCGAAGTACTCTTACGATTTAAGTCGAGCGTTGCTCCGCAAAGCGTGCAATATAATATACCGTCTTCCGATAATTCAATATGGGTATTTCCGCAAGTGCATGTATGCCCTTGATAATCTTTTCCGAGTGACTTAGAACCTAGCGGCTTCTTATCATCAACCCAGTAAAGAATTTCACATTTTTTGCAGATACCATACCCATTTACCAGTTTGTAATTTAGTTCATGCTGGCTGGTTTCATAGCAGTTATCGCAAACCTGGTATAAATCATCCTTTTGGTTGTGATAGTTGTACGGATAGCCGTATAAGGTAGCTACTGTTGGATTGATTGCTGGAAGTTTGAAACTATACTCTATTGCTACCCGTGAGACGCTACCGCTAGCTTGAATTGATACCAGTTCATTGATACCCAAGTCTATTTCTTGGCATGGTACATGGTACTGTTTTAAAACTTTTTTTAGTGATCGGCGTATAGATGACCAAAAAATACCATAGGGTGTCTTGAAAGCATAAAGACTGGGATTGTCAACGGATGCGAAGTGAATAGCGTCCGGTTTATCAGTGTCGATATATGCTATAGCAAGATACCCGCCCAATTCACTTAATAGTTTACTCCGCGCGGCATTATCACTGGCCGTTGACAGCAAGGCAAAAATAATCTCACTGTCACAGGTAGTCAATGCTGTAAGTTTATGCTCTTTGAATATGCTCTCATGATTCCATATTATACCATTATGTGTGCCTATAATGTTACCATAAATAAACGGCTGTGCATTTATTAAGTTAATTGCACCTGTGGTAGCGGCACGCGTATGCCCTAAGACGATACGCGGATTCTCTTGGAAGTGTACGCGTAACCCTTCCTGGATTTTAGGATGCTGATAATAATACTTTGCGTCTCCTAATTTTTTGATGAAGTGAGGTTTATAATCTTGCGTGATAATAGCTTGTCCGGTAGAATCCATGCCGCGTGCAATGTTAGCTAGTGCTAGCCGTTCAAGGATTTTATCCAGAGGTTTACATTGTTTTGCATTATCAGATTGAAAGAAACCATATATACCGCACATTTTATGATACCTCTTGGAATTGACGCTCTTCAATTTCAATACTGGTATCCCTTGGATTAAACTTGAGATACCGTTCAAGATAATAATCTTGCGTCTCTTTAGGCAATTTGATATGTGCCATAAGCATTTTAAGACGGCCATAAGACGGTAGCAATTGATTACACGTCCAAAAAAAGTCTTGACCATATTGGACGAAGTGTAAGCAAAACATCAGCCAGTGATATATTTTCAAAAATGCTGTGGTACCGGAATGATACCGGAATTCTATTGTAGAATGCTTATCTAATGATTCAAGATTGAAACCGTGGTATCTATCACTTAAGGCACGAAAACTATCTTGACTTCCTTTAAAATTGACTGGCAATGCTTTGCAGTATGTATTTCTTCGCCGTGACATCGGCATTAAGCTGAATATAACGTTGTCAAAAACGTATGCCATAGATTTAAGGCAGTCTAATTTTCTTTCCGTAATGCTGGTAGCATCGATGTGGATATGTAAACCTGTACTTTTATTGATATAAGCTTCATATCTTCTAAGTTTAAGACAGACATCTTCCAAAGTCTTAATACCAGCGTCACCTTGCAATATTCCAAGTCTAAGTTCATTTGACTTGTCATCTTCGTCATCCGGCTCTATACTTCCATCACTGTCAACCTCGGTATAGCCAATACCGCTTGTCGATATTTCTTCGGAACTACAGCATTCAATTTCAATACCGTAAAATGTTTTAATGCCAAAAGTCTTATCGAAAGTTGTCGAAGATTGTTTTCTTGATGTATGCTTTTCTCTCGCACAAGTTGAACAATAAGACGCGTCATTTATTGTCTCGGCATCATCACTCAAGATAAGTTCATCACACGCACAGCAAGATGTACCGTTCTCTTCAAAACACGCTTGGCAGTATATATTGCCATTTACCTCATAATAGTTATCCGAAGTTTTCTTAAGCGGAGTAGAACACTCTGCACATTCATAATATATATGATTATAGCAGTCATCACACAACATGAAATGGTTAACCCAATGCTCATCATTATTTTTCTCATGCTCATTACTACACTCATCACAGCAAAAATATAAGTCATCATAGCAATCTTGACAAAAGATTTTACCATTGCTATCTAAAAACTTGTCATCCAAGTCAAAATATTCATTACAGTTTGAACATTCAAAATAATGCTTGTCTCTACAATCTTCACAGCAAAAATACTGCTCTCCTACCAGCAAGAAAGACTTAAGGATAAGCTCACGCTGGCCGCATTCATAGCATTCAATAGCTGGTGTATACGTCAAAAGTTTAGTTGTCATAAGTTTAACCCTTTTCCTTCTACCTTATCCAGGTTAGAAGTAATAACTTGATACGCTCGGCTACATTATA